ACACTCCGTTAAAAACACCCACAACAGCATCACTAGTATTGCCAGTATGTCTTTCAACATTTCCAGCAGTAGTAGGCTGTACCAAGTCACCTTGGAATATTGCAGTAGCATAACCTGCTGCAATTGTATATCTGTTTTGGGCTCCTGCTAATGGTGTACCATCTAGTTTTCTGTATGGTCTTAGACCAAACTTTTCCAGTTGATTTGACATTGTCAGTTCTCCTTAACTTAGTTAGTTTATTTAATCCAAGCTATCTACGGTAGGTAATGCAAAAAAATTATTTCTTACGACCACCACCAAAGGTAACTCTAGACTGTCTATCAATATTGATAGGCATATCCGGGTGTTGTTCCTTCATAAGATCTCGATCAACCGCGTCTGTTCTGTCTTGAGTTATTTTTCTAAAATACTCAGCACGACTTCTCAATATCTCCTCCGGTATCCTTCCCAACACAAGGCCACCAATTCCGATTAAACCAGCGTGTTTGCCTTCATGGATGATTGGGTAATCATGTTCACCAATTTCACTTAAAAGTGTTTCGGCTTTCACGAATTCCCAGCCTTCCCTTAGTTTCTTAGATACATTACCTGGATCTTCAAAACCATTTGCAGAGGTTCTTATCCATCTATGTGAATATCCCTGCGGTGGCGCTGGCGCATCCAAACTGGATGGTGGAGTCCAATCTTTCTTTCTAGAAAGTTTAGTTCTAGATTCAGACTCGCGTGAAGTTTTTACTTTATTCATATTAGGCTCCTTCCTTCACGTATTTTGCGTATTCCTCTAGCGGCACCCCTAATTTCTTAGCGATAACTACCTGTGATTTGGTGAGTTTCACAGACTTGCGTCCACCTGATCTTCTACTAACAGAAGCTACGTTTTGGACGGGTGCAGCTTTTGTTTTTTCTTCTGTAGAAGTCTCGGCAAATTTCTGAGGGAAATACTCCTTCATACGTTTGTTGATTTGATTATAGTAGTCATCAGTCTCCGCGTCAATTCCCTCCTGCAAAAGGTCTTCATGTATTCCCATTGCTGCAGAAGTTAATACTCTATCAGATCCGAACCATTCATTATCAGAAGCCCATTGTTGAGCTTTTCCGCTAATTTGTGGTTGTTCAATTTCAGTCTGTGGAGCAGGTTGTGACTCTACTTCTTTTTTCTTAGACTCTTTATCAGCAAGAGTCATAGAAACTTTTTCATTTTCTACTGCTAATTTTGTAAGCTTGTCTTGAGCTTCCATAATTTGATCAGCATCCTGTGAATCTAATGCTACTTTTAATTCAGATTTTGCTTTATCTCTTTCTGAGTCAATTCTAGCTTTGTATTCATTTAAGTAATTTGTATCAGTTTCCTCAAATTTCTTTTCGGCACTTTCATACTTACTTTTTAAACCCTTAGCGTATTCAACAGCTGCTCTTTCTCTACGTTCAGCTTCTTTAGCTTGAAAGGTTAATTTTTTTATTCTTTTTTGAACTTTGTCTGAGTAGTCTTGTAAACCAGAATCTTCTTCTTCTGTAGGTTCAGGTTTAGATTCAGTTTTTACTTCAATTTTAGGTTCTTCTTCTTTAGTTTCTTGTAAAAGTTCTTTAGCAGTTTTTCCACCACCACTCACATCTACATAACCTAAATCTACATCTTGTTTTTTTTCAAAAGCTTCTTCTGAAACTTTTGGTGCATCTACTTCTATTGTTTCTTCAGAAACACCAGATGTGTCTATTTCGACTTCTGGATTTGTTTTGTCTTCTGCCATTTAGTCCTCCTTAATAATGGTGCAAAATATCGTTAGGGTCACTAATAGTTGAAATGACTTCATCATCATTTAAAACTCTTACTTCTCCTCCGTCTATTTTGAATCTTGAACCTGCGTATCTACTAAAAATAATCCATTCATTTAGTTTACACCAAGGCCCTTTAGGAAATTTTTCTTTATCGTGATAACAAAGATCTCCCATTTTTAATACCAAACCACATACTGTAGTCATTTGTATTGTTTCTTGTGTTGTATCAGATAACCATATACCACCTTTAGTTTTTTTAGGTCCTGCAAAAGGCAAAACTAAAATTCTATATCCAGTTGGTGTTGGTAATTTATCTAATGTTGATTTATCGATCGCTTTAGGATCAAGGACTGTTTCTACTTCATCTTTTGCCTTGTAGGCATCTAGAAGTGCTTCAGTCCGTTTCGGTGTCTCCGTGGACTCTATCATCTTCATACTCCGTTGTTGTCAGCAGGTCTTTAAGATCCTGTTGCAGATCTTCTAGAGATCTGATTTGACCCCTAACATATTGTAGTTTCTCCATGCTGTCAACACTATATATAGCGTTGTCCTTCAAACGAGCTAAAGCTTTTTTAACTTTATGTTGTACGAGTGATATTGTATCTATGTCCATTTATTTTCTTATTAATGAAATTTTACTTTTTCCTTGTTTTAATAACGTAAAACTAAATTCATTTACTATTATTTTTAATACTGCATCCATGTCATAATATGGATAATCATCAAAGACAAACACTGATCCTGGTTTAGATCTTTTTCCAAAAAAAATTGCTTCGCTAATAACATCCACAGTTTTGTGCGGTCCATCAAAATGAACTAGATCATATATATTTATAATTTCTTTTTTTTCTCTGTAGATCGGCACACCATCACAAAACCTTTTCATAAATTCATCATCACCTAATTGGTACAATGTAAAATTTTCAAAGTTTAAGTCTCTTAATAAATCAACTTTCATACTATTAGTATAATTACAAACAATTGAAGGTTGGTCATCAAAGTGTTCATAGGATATATTACCATATGGATCTATACCTATATGCCAGTGTTTTTTATGTTTTAAATTTTCTAATATTAATTTAGAGCCTAATCCTTGTCTTACACCTATCTCTGCTGTGAGTAAATTATTTGATGTTAAGGATTCACAGGCTTCTACTAGTATTTCGTATTCTCTACTATCCCCCGCTATCATTGGGGTTTTGTATATTAAATTAAATAATGATGCAAATTAAATTTTGCCTTGTTTTATTAATTTTTTAATATCACCTTTTGTTAACCCTGTTAAATCTACTTTTGGTTTTACAGATGAAATATCGGGCGATACTTTATTTAGATTCCATGGTTTGAATAGTTTTTTTATCCACTTCCACATTATTTTACACCTTGAAAGTTTAATCCCTTAATGGCTGCTCCACCACCTCTAACCATCATTCCTTTATTTGCTTTTTTAGGAACACAGTTGGGAACTTTTTTTCCACCTTTGGATTTCATTCCAATCATTTCATAACCACTCCAACAAGGACCACTTCCTTTTTTGTAACTAGCTATTTTACTTCTTCCTTTTTTTTCTATTCCTGGCATATTAAATCCTTTGCATTTTTGGGTTAGTTGATAATATATTTTTTTCTGCTCTAGGTCTAGCTATTGAGTCTTTACTTCTCTTTCGTAGTTGTGCTATTGCAGAATCTTTCTGTTGTTTTTCTTTTTTTAATTTTTGTAAATCACGCTCTAAATTCATTTTTTATAACCTAATCCTTTAACTCTATCTCCATATAATTTAGTCCAAGACCAAGAAGTTAGCTTAGTGGACCAGTGATATATAAAATTAACTATATATTTCATTTTTTCCCACCCTTAAATATTTGTGTACCCTTTATACCATATATCGATGCCACGACAAGAATCCAAAGATTTGTGAACCATGACGGGAGCTGCTGGAATTGGTCAAAAAACATTTTTATCTTTTCTGCTGCTGCCGGATCGTCCGAGAAGACTCCCCAGGCGATCACCAAAATTGGCAAAGTGAGAATTACCAAAACGGCCTCGTCTTTCCAATCTGATTGTCTAGCTTCTAAAAGTTTTCCAGAATACTCTAATTCACCAGAGGCCATTTTTTCTGCGTGCTTGGCTTGAGCGTTAGCCATCATCATTTTTGTTTCTTGTTTTTTCTTGTAGATATGACTACCAGCATTTAAAGCTAATTTAATTGCACTGAACCACATAAAATTTCTCCTGTCTTCTTTTACTCATTAATTTTATCATTTTATTTACACAAGTGTAAGCCCTCTTACCGTGAATACGCCATCTGTAGGTTTGTGTGTGGTGTTCTTTACGTTTTTTATGTGGATTTATGGTTCCACCAAACATTTCAGAAAATCTTTTTAAGATATCTTTATCGACCATCTCAATTGTGCATGAAAATCTTTTGGGGTTTCCTTTGCCGTTTGACCAAAGGCCAAAACTACCTTCTCCATCAAATAATCCAGCAAGAAAAATTAATTTAGACTGTACTGGAAGACTTTCGTATGAGTTTTCTAGTGTATTGTTTGACACTCTTAAACTTCTTTCTCGTTAGTCCCTGTGGGTTTGGCCCTTTTTTAGGTGGTGGACCAGATTTGACTCCTCCACTCAATCCATTTTTCATTTTTTATTCATTTTTTCTCTAGCAACTTGTAATCTTTCATCTGATTGCTGATCTTGTGTTTCTAATCTGTCGTAATCAAATCCTAATCTGTCTGCTGCTCTTTGATTTTCTTGTTCTGCTCTAAATTTAGTTTCTTCTGCTTTTCTTTGTAAATCCATAGCTCTTAAATCAATTTCTTGTTGTTTAATTTTAATTAATGGGTCTTCTTTTTTCTGTGAAGCCATTTCTGATTGAACTAATTCTTGAGTTATTCTTGCTGCTGCTTTTGCAACCTCAGCTTCAAACAAAATTTCAAATTGTTGCGGGTTTTCTTGGCCCATTTGCGCCATTTCTGGATTTTGCATTAACATTTGAGTAGCTTCTGCCTTTGCTTTAAAAGAAATGTGGTCTGAAATATGCGATTGTAGCAAAGCATAAACTTGTGGGTTTATTTGAACCATTCTAGATTGCATAAATGCCATGTGTGCTTGTAAATGTGCATCATGATCTTGAAATTCAAACACTGTAAGTAGCTTCATCTGTAATGCACGTGCATTTTCTTTAGCAGGATCGAGAGGTTCTGGCTGTTTTGGTGGTGGTTTAAGAATTGCTTCTATTTGTTTTGTACCAAGAGCTTCGTAAACACGTCTGTATGCTTCATGTAAATTGTGCATTTGTGGATTTGACTGTGCAATCTGCAATTGTGATTGTGCTAAAGTTACTCTTTGTGCCATAGACATAATATTTGGGTCTGCAACAGGTAAAATATCAACTCTGTTATCAAAATCTTTTTGTTTTATTTGTCTAGGGCCACCGTAAACATCGTAAGGATACTCAGCTGGCAGTGATTCACCACAAATTCTAGCTAAAATTTTAAATTCTAGCCTCATTGCATAGTAACATCTTTTGTGAACACCACTCATTACTCGTGATCCTCTTTCCATCAGTGCCATTGTAGTACCAACTGCTCTATTTTGTGTATCATTACCAACTGCAGTGTCTGTAATCGCTGCAAATTTTTGTCCTGCCTGTACTACAAAACCCATTAGGTTGTATAAAGTTGGCGATGGTTCTGTAAATGGTAAATTAAAAAACTGATCTCTAATATTTCCACCAGGCGCATCTACATCTCTAAACTCTCCTGGCTGAATTGGTTGATCGTCATCTCTAACTCTAATACCACGTGATTTAAATCCTGCTGGTAAATTTTTTAAAGTACCTGCATCAATCAATTGTCTTAAAGATTGAGTTGCTGCTTGAGACAGGCCACCGATCATGTGAGTTAAACCGAATCCATAAAAACCTAAACCAGGTAAAAATTTGTAATGTACAAAATATTCTTTTTTCTTTTTTAATGGGTCTGTTGGTTCATAGTTTCTTCTAATAGATAATACTTTGCTGTTAGCTTCATCAATTGTAATAATGTAAGGTAATTTAATTCCAGTGGGTTCACCATCTTCTGGGTTAATATCTTCATAACCTTCTAGATCTACATTAACATGCATTTCTAAAATTGTGTACATGTCTTCATTACCTGTTTGAGTAATACCTTCTAATTCTAATTCTTTTTGTTTTAGTTGATCTTGTTGTACTGGCGGTTCTCCCAAATCAATGTCTTTATAAAAGCCATTGATTTGTTGTTTACGTAAATCATTTTGTGACATACGTATAACGTGGATTACAGCTTCCGTATCTTCTAATGAGGTAGCAGAATACGGTACGACTAAATCTTCAGCCGGAATAAATTTTGAAACGGCTCTACCTAATAGATCATCATAATAAACTTTCTTAAAAGTAGAACCGCTGAGGGGTAGATAGAAAAGCATTTGATCAAACTCTGGTTCATATTCTTTCATTTGATCCATGATTTGATAATTCATAAAATCTTTAACACGTTTAGATTGCTCTTCTTTAGGAACATCT